CAAAAGATTCGAATACCGCACAACGTATAAGGGACTCGTAGCCACTTGGGAAGAATTCCGTAAATCTCAATACGATCTTGTATATCCAATCTATAAAGCCGCGTTTGCTCCGAGGTTTGCCGCATGAAAACAATTAACCTACAAGAGTTGACACAAGAATATAAACAGAGAAGTCGAACTATTTCACGCAATTTTTCAAAATGTCGAGCAAGAGCGGAAGTTGTGTTCGTAATCGCTCGCGCATATTCTAAATATTTTGAAGAAATTGGTCTACCCCAAGAAGTTTCTAATACTCGAAGGGGCCGCTTAATTCAAGCGATGAAATCAAAACCTGATTCGGTAATTTCAGCATTCAAATTACTGAATAAAGCACATGGTAAACTATCCAAGAGGATCGCACAATTTTCATGCGTTAATGGAGAAATGCCCTGTTCCTGCAAAGAAGTTCGTAAACACAGAACAAAACCATCTGTATATTCTTTTGGAAGACGCGAAAGGAAATTACAATGAGCAAGAAGATTCCTAAAATATCTTCGACCTCCGACCCAGAATCGCAAGGGAACCAGAGCGTCATCTTCCTGACCTTTTTGAAAATGGCCAAGAAGCAACATGATCTCAGCAGGAGATTCATTTCCCCAAAGGATTTCGTTTACGGAGGCGAATACTACGGGACGATCTTCATGATCTTCTTCCTCAAGGAGGTTGGCGAACATATCAGCCAGAATTTGCATATCTACTTCAATTTGGTTCGAGTCCATTCTACAAATATCTTTATTTCTTCCGTTAGGTCAAGCCTGTCAGGGGCAAATTCTCCGAGGTTTGCCGCATGAAACTTCGAATCGTATATGAAATCAACGACGACGGAAAGCGCGACATCTTCGTTGAAACTAAAGACGGGAAGTTCGACATACTCGCATACGATTTCAAGTTTCTTACCGAACAAGGTGAGCAAATCAGAATGGATGCATGGGGTAATCCTAAACAAAGAAAAGAATTACTTCGCAAAGCGCGGAACGAAAGAAAAAGTCAAAAATGAATCCGTTAGTGAAAAAAATGATCAAGCGCAGAAGTGAAATTCTAAGCTCCAACTCCAATGAGCAGGATCTTGAAAACGCGTTATTACGTGAACGTGCAAATTTTATAAACTTAATGTACGGAGGTAGAACCGTGAACGATAGAATCCTGAAAAAAGCAGAAGACCTTTCTCAAAAATACGAATCCAGACAAGATCAGATTTCTTTTCTGATGGGTTTTGTCGAAGGCTTCAAACATCTCAAAGCGACCAGGGCGGGAGACGATGCGTATGAGAATGGAAGAGCCTATGGAACAGACGCATTTATAGCAACAGTTTCACGACGAGAAGAAGAATTTGTAAAAGAGATGTTGAGTAAACAAATAAACCGTCACCACCTAAGGAGAGTTAAATGACAACCGCAGAGCGAATCACATTTCTCCGACAGGCGTTATACAAAAAGTATTCCGATGAAGTTTTACGTGAACTCGGGGGAAAGGCTAATTCCACGGAAAAATGGAAGCGACTTGCAGAGAAAGCCCTCGGAAGATCCGCAATCTTTCAGATGTACGTTGAGAAGAGAGACTATATCGCCGATTTTGCTGAATGGCAAAACGAAGAACTCTTAGAAGAACGAATCCAAGAAGGAAAAAAATAAGGTGAAAACGTATCCGCTAAAATTTCGAAAGGCGCTCATTCATTCCGGACTTTCCGAAGTGGAATTCAAAGCCTATTGGAATCGATTTCTCGAAGTTCAAAAAGAAAAACACACTTCAAAAGAACTCGCGCTTTTGATTTCGATCGAAGCAAAAATGAGACCAGCTTATTTGAATTTGGATCCAGCAGGAGAATATAGGAAAAACGGCAACCTTACAAAGATCCATAAGCAATTCTTGGGGATGATTGTATGAAAAGTTACGTATATTTTCAACCTGCACTACTACATTACAAAAAGAAAACATTATGGAATCGAATATTAGAGTATCTTAAATTGGATGTAAGCCGTGGATAAAAATATGACAGAACTACTCATTACCAGGCATACCATTCTGAAATCGTTTGTTTCAATGGGCATTACTGACATGAAAAAAATTGCAACAACCCTAATCGATTATAGCGCCTGTAATATGGTTTTTTTGCGAAAACATAATCTCATAGAAGACCACGAAGAGTTTATAAACGAACTAAAAATAGAAATGATCAGCTTGGAGAAGAAGCATGCCCAAAAAAATCAAGAAGAACAAGACTACTAAACAAACGCCCACAAAGACGCCTAACGCAAAAAAGTTGTCGTCCGTTGCGGAAGTTTGGTCGGAAGAAGAAAGTTCGGTAACTGTCGAGGAATCAAGGGAGTTGGCACTACCCGAATCAACTACCCCCGTTCCGTTGATCACTCCGGAACAAAGGCGAACAAGGCTCAACTACCTAATGAGCCAGATCGGCGCCGGGACGGAAATGATCCGAGTCGGCCAAGAGACCGTACTCGTTGCGTTAGCCGAAGTAAACCGAGAACAACTTTATCTTGAAGTTCCCGGATGCGCCGGGATGGAGCAATTCGTAAACGATAACACGGTCTTCGAATGGTGGAAAATCGAGAAAGCACTCCCTGCGGTAGACAAACTATTCTCCTCGGAAATCAACCGGAAAACCCTCGGAGGGAAAAGCGATAAAGTGCTTCTTCGAATCATCGAAGGGTTACGAGAGGATAATGCACTTTTCGAAGATGGTGAGGTGCGGTTCCCGGACGGTAGAGTGATGGGTCTTTCTGATTACGAAAAGAGTTTTACTTCGAAAAATCAAAAAGAGTTTTCGAAGATCCTTTCGGATAAGGACAAGCGGATCGGAGATTTGGAAAACCAAGTTACAAACACGAGAAACGAAGCCGCGAGCTACAAAGCCTCGATGGACGAACTTCATAAAATCGTGGACGACCAGACGAAAGACACCGGAATTTCTCCGGAAGTAAGAAGGGCATTTCGAGAAAGACGAGAACTTTCGGAAATTCTAATGGAATCTCTGAACTCGATACAGTCGCAAGCGGATGTAATCCTTGCAGCACACGATTCCGATTTTTCGAAACTCGAACACAGCTTAGAAAATGGTAAAGTAGTTTCCATTTTTTTAACCTCACTATCCGGAATTTACAGATCGATTTATGAGAAGTGGTCGGATTGTTTGCCGGTCCCTATGATGGAGGATTTGGGATGAAAATACTGGACTTAGGAATCGTAATCCCATTATACAGAGATTGGATATATGCAAAAACAGTAATACAAAACGCGAAAATCCGAGGCGAAATCGTTCAAAAAGCGATTCGTATTCTCGGACTTTCCAAACCAAGAGTGTATGACGTATTCAATCGACTCGAAAAGGGGGAGTCGGTTGTTTCGGTTGCAAAAGTAAAACGTAAAAAAACTGGATCGAGACTCGGAAGTTTGGAAAAAGATCTCAGAGAGAAAGAAGGATTTATACTTTCTGAGCTAATGTACGCCGGTGAAGTTTTGCATGAACAAAAAAAGAAAACGAAAACGGAAGGGAATGCAAAGACGGTCGGTTATGCGCTCAATCGTGATTACGGAAAGTCGCAAGAATTTGCCATCGAGCTTGCAGAGAAACTCGGAAAAATTCGTCCTGGCGTTTGGGATCGACACAAGCTGGGGCGGTGGTTGAACGACAAAGGGCTTGCTCGTAAACAGATTAAGAGTCCTCTGGCATCCATAACATGGTCGGAGCCTTACGCGAATCGTGCGTGGATGATTGACGCTTCTCCGCTGAACGCGGTGTATTTGCACCCTTCCAAAAAATATCTTTCGGTCGTCCCGATTTAGAAATGGGGATCACGAGAATTTATGAAGGATCGGAAGATTCTCAACTTAGAAAAGTGATTATCTATGTAGCGATTGAAGTATATTCAAAAACGTTCTATGTTCGGGCGTACGCGCCATCTGCAATCGGAGGAGACTCAATCCACGGTGGTGAGAATTCAACGGACCATGCAGACTTCTTTTCAAGAGCCGTCCTCCCGAAAGAAGACGATTACATTCCCTTACAAGGACTTCCGGAAATACTATATACGGATGGTCATTCCGCTTTTAAAACATTGGATCCTTTCTTTCATCGTCTCGGAATAAAACGAATTCCGCATTTCCCAGGACATTCCAAAGCAAAAGGGCCAGTAGAAGGCCGAATCTCTGCAATCAAACGAAGTTGTGAAGTTCGAATCGTAAAGGGAATGATTTCAGACCTGGACGAGTTGAACGAGCTTCTTTACCGTTACCAAATCCATCGGAATGACAAACTCGGAAATTACGCGAAATGGCTCGCGTCCGTTCAGAACAATCCTATCCGCGCGGTAACAAAACAAAACTTAAAAGATGCGATGGTCTCCGAACTCATTCGGGACATAGATGCATATGGTTGTGTTTCGATCAATGCCCGAAAGTATCTACTTCGCTACTCTCCGGAAGAAGTCGCAATCGATCGGGTTGGTGAAAAAGTTTCCATCTACAAACGATACGACGGTTCTTACGTTGCGACCACAAACGACGGAAGGCATTTACTTCTCGACGATCAAGGTCCAATCGAGCGAACTTCCGGATCTTTCGAAAACCTGGGTGGACGAAAGGGATTTCGAGACACAGAAAGAACAAAAAACCGAAAGAAAGCACTGAAGGGCGCCAAGTCAGTGGAAAAATCCCTCGTCCTCTCCGATGTTCTACCAGACCTTCCGGAAACTCCATACGGAAAATTGAATATTCCAAAACTGGATATGAAAACTCATACTCCCGCTCCTCCGACGGAATTTTCCACCGTGGATGATGCTTATGATTGGCTTTTGGAAGAACTCGAATTCAGTGAAGAAATTCCGGATGAGGAAATAGACAAAATCGTTCTCTATAATCTGAAATCCTGCAAGCGAAAGGTAGGATCGATCCCCGCACAAGAGGTTCTCGATCTTGTGGAAATGATCCGAGAATATTTTAAAAGTAAGGAGTTGGAGAAATGAATGCACTTCTTACCAAACAACCTGAATTCGTAAACACTCGGAATACGGATAAGATCACAAAGTTAGCCTACCAAGCGGTGAAAAACAATTCTTGGCTTGCAGTTACGGGAGAGGTCGGCATGGGAAAGACGTATCTCTATAACAGCCTACTTGAATTTTTCTCCAACCAACCGCAAAAATACATTCTCGTACATGTGGGTCCAGCTTGGGAAACTGCGTTAGGTGGTCTTTCGATCGCGTTCGTTATGAAACACATGATCCGATCTATACGTTCAAGCGAACACGTTCCGGGTAATCTAAATGAAAGATATTTCAAACTCAGAGAACTTTTGATCTGGGCTAAGGGTATCGGTAGAAAAGTCGTTTTAATCATTGATGAAGCACAGGCTCTTCGCATCGGGGGACTTCGAGATCTTAAAAAAGTGTGGGAAATTGCGCACGAAAAAGAAGATCACCTGTTTTCAATCTTGATGTTTATGAAACCAGAGACTCGGATTTCCGGTATTCTTTCCAGTCCTGAAATCGGTTACCGAACAATTCAGGCACCCATGAGTCAACTCAGCCATTCGGAACTGATTCAGATCGCAGAAGAAGGATTCAAAGTCAAATTCGAACGCGGGAAAGCGGGAGAGAAAGCGAAAGAATTATTGATTCGAGGATGTAGGTATCGAACTCCTTTAGCAATTCGTAATGCTCTTTTAGGAATTGCATTTGCATATCCGGAGGTTCTATCTGATCAAACAATCCGAGAAAATCACGTTCGCAACTTTCTGTCTGACGGTTATCTCCGAATCATGGATCGTTTGAAGATTTCCGTAAAACAGATTCGATCGGGAATCAAAGAACGATATAAAAAGGATTTAGATAAAGCTACAATCGAAAACGCCCTTAGCGGCGAAGGTGATGTTTCTCCAGAGATAGAAGCAATCGTAAAGAACGAACTCGTAAATCGTATTCGAAATAGAACCCACAAATACGATGATACGATTTTTACGGAAACACATGATGATATTTGAATAAAGGAGGATAACAATCATGGTAGCAAAAAAGAAAACAAAGAAGGCGCCTGTAAAAAAGGCAAAGAAGAAAGCGGCTCCGAAAAAAGTCGCACGTAAAAAACGAATCCCGAAAGCAGATACGGTAAGTACCACCTCGAAAGGTGTCGCGGTGGATGTAACCCCGAAATCGGAAGGAGAAACTACGAATGGCGAAAATTAAAAAAAACGAAGAGAAGCGCCCGCTTGTGGATCTTCCGAGCAACGCTTACAAAAATAAAGCTGAACTGGAAGCCGGAATGGAATACATGGGCGAACAGATGCTCGAAAGGGACCGCCTTGTAAACGAAGCGAATCAGAAAATTTCTCAGATTCGCTCCGAATTGGAAGAAACCGTTTATCCGATTCAAGCGAAAATCGATCACGTTACGAGCGGAATTGCATACTTCGTGCAAAAGAATCGGGAAGAATTGTTCCCGGATCCGAATCTGAAAACCTGCAAGCTCATTTCGGGAACGTTGAATTTTCGAAAGACTCCTGCTTCAGTAAGAACCAAAACCTCAGTGAAACTCCTTGAGAGGATCCTTGCTGAAAATGGTCTTCTACAGTTATACAACGACTGGATTGCAAGACTTTCTAAGGTATTCATTCGTGCAAAGCTTGAGTTGAACAAGGACTCAATCATCGCGGACCCGTTGGCGGCTCATCAGAAAATCGGAGTCGAGTTGAACGAAGAAAAAGAACGTCTGTATATCAAGCCTTCCAGAATCGAGGACGAAATTTCAGCGGACTCAGATACCGAGGCGGCGTGAAAAGAAAGGACATAGGGGACGGAGCTTTAGATTTCTGTTTGGAAACAATCGACGAAAAGGAATACGGTTCCCCCTGTGTCTTATTCTAAAATTCTAAAACGCAGAGCATATAATCTTTACGTAATATCTGGATACAACCCGGAGCAGATTGCGAATGCTCTTAAACCTGAGTATCCTAAAATTACTTCGAACACGATTCGGAATTGGCTCTCTGAAGTTGATGAGACAACCGGAACGACAGCGGAACAGGATCGTGAGAAAACCCTCTTAAACGCAAAAAATGAAGCTTTAAAGGAAGCGGAAATCAGCCTCACAACTCTGCGCGTGAACACGGTTCGCACATTCAAGGCGATCAAAAAACAAATCTTCAACGAAGATGGGGAATTGTCGATAGCGTTCAAAAGCGGCGAAGGCGCATTAAACACGTTTCGCGGATTGATGAACGACATCGAGCGTATGCTTGAAAAAGAGAAAGAACGAGTGGAGCCAGTCGAGGTTGCTCGCGGCGTTCATCGAGCTATCAAAAGCACGCCGGAGTTAAATGCGTTTCTTAAAGCGAATCCAATCGTATTTTCTCAGTACATCGCAAATATCAAACGCGAGGTTTCTATGATGAAGGACATCGATATCGCATTCTTACCGGAGCTAACAGATGGCGAAGGCTAAAACAAAGAATGCGCAGGAGGAATTCTTTCAAGAACTCGATAATATGATCGGAAAGCCATCTACCGGACGAGACGGTACGATGGAAGAATTCCTCACCCAAAATGTTTTTGTTAAAGGTGACGATGATCTTATCCCTTACAGCTTCGAAGGTTATTCGTTTTGGAGGGATATTTGCAGAGAGTCACAAGACCATCCTTACATTGTATTCTTAAAGGCGGCACAAATCGGATATTCGGTTTGGGCCTTAGCAAGGCTCGTTTGGAAAATTTTTAGATCCAGTTACAAAGCTGGAATTTATTTCCCAGACGATATCTCAATGAAAGATTTCGTTCAGGACCGCGTCGAGCCGTTTCTCAATCAATGCCCTATTTTAAAACCGCATCTCAATGATTCGAATGTAGACAATACGAGAACCAAAAAAATCGACAAAGCAACGCTTGTAATGCGTGGTACATGGACAAAACGTGGAACGAAGACGGTCGACTTGGATATCGTAATGCTCGATGAAGTTGACGAACATGACGAGGAAAACATCGAGTTCGTTGGGGATCGACTTCTTGCTTCGAAATTAAATTGGATGATGCTCGGTTCACAGCCCTCACTTCCAAACATCGGGATCCACGCAGAATTTCTACGTTCCGATCAAAGATTTCGACTTTTAAAATGTCCTTCCTGTGGTCATTGGACGAATTTAGTAGAGCGCTGGTTAAAAGACCCAATCAGCATATTCGGTTTTGATGATAAAGAGGCGCTAAGAAATCCGAGCGCATCGAATGTATTTTACGCTTGCGAAAAGTGTAGCCGCAAACTCGACAATCAAAAAGGAGAATATGTTGCGAAAACTAATTCCGATCGCCGAGGATATCAATGCTCCCAGCTATTTACTCCGAGAAGCCCGTTTTTCATCTATAATAAACTTCTCGGTGCGGTTACGAGCGCAAAGCGCAAGAACCTAACGATTTCCATAATCGGCTGGCCATCCAGTTCGGACGAAGAACAGCCTTTACAAATTGATGAAATTCAAAAATGGGAAGGAGACCAAGGACTCAAGGATCATTCTCCTTATTTTACATATCACGGTGCGGATCAAGGCGACACGGTGCACGGCGTTTTCGGTGAGCCAACGCTGGATGGAAGAATCCGAATCATCGGGCTTTACAAAGCAAGTGTCTTAGATGAAGAGCGTTATGCGGAACAAGTAACCAGATTTAGCGTATTAAGTGGAATCATAGATGCTTTGCCGAACCGAAACTGGTCGCTACGTATGGCGCTCCGCTTCCCGGAAAATTTGAAGATTCAATACTTCACAAAAAAGTATAAGGAAAATTCTGAAGTTGTTCCCGGTGCGGATGAAGTCGGTGTTATAAATGTAAACCGGGACGATTCTCTCCAGGATACGGTCGACGCAATCAAAGCCGGACTCTTTATATTTCCGAATCCACTTTTACTTTCCGAGTCGGATCTCAAGGCATACGAAGAATTCAAATTTCATCTTACGATGCTCGTTCGAGAGAAAGGCGAAGATGAAAATGGAAAATCGTTATGGTCCTTCAAAAAGAAAGTTCCGAATCATTATGGCATGGCTCTCAATTCATTAAGAATTGCTTATGAAACTTCGGGAACGGGTTCCGGTGGATCCGGATACGGAGGTTTTGCATAATGAACTTTTTTCAAAGATTGTATCATAATTTTTTTGGAACTTCTTCGCCAATGGAGTTCGCCGCAATTTCCAAAAATCTAAAAGATTTTAGGCAAGAAACTGAACTTTTTGTTCAGGATGTAAATCCATCGTTCCCTTTGGAATCGATTCCTCTGATTAAAAAACTTGTAATTGCACTTCCGGATCTTTCCCAAGCAGTGAAAAGATCCCTTACTCTCGGAAATTCTGGAATCGAATGGAAGATTGAAGCCGATGAAAATGGTAAAAAGAAAATTCAATCCGATATCGATGCATTCTTCAAAAAACATCGCGGAATCACAAACCATCTTCTGAGACAAGTTTTAACAACAGGAGCTTTATCCGCTGAGATTGTGCCGTCCTTAAATCTTGATTCAGTGGCTGAAATTCGTTTGATTCCTGTTGAAAAAGTCATATTCAAAAAGGAAATCGACGCGGATAACATCGTTCGTTTTGTTCCGTATGAAAAAGGAAAGTTCGGCTACAACCGGCTGAACGAAGAACAATATGTTTATGAAGCAATCGAGAGAGAGGAAGATTCTCCGTACGCAATTCCGCCATTTCTTTCCGCCATTCGATGGATCAATTCTCAGTTCAAAACGCAAGAGAATATAGATAAGACTTTAAACAAGTGGGGACTCTTAGGTTTCATCATTGCAAAATTCAAAAGACCTCGACTCCTTCCGGGAACGGATGCAAAGACTTACGAAAACCAGCAGAAAGAATTTTTACTAAAGTGCGAAACAAATCCTTCGAAAAAAATTCTCAATCGGGTTTTCTTGCTACGTATGACGATACAACAGTCGATCACCATACCTTAACAGACGCATCTAAGACCGGCGGCTTCGAAGCGATCTCTCGATATATTGAGGAACAGATTTCTTCCGGAGCAGATACAGACCTGTTTATCCTTGGCCGTTCTTATTCGGTAACGGAAGCATACGCAAAGATTGCTGGTAAGTTATTTCTCCTCAAGCTCGGAAACTTTGCCTATCCAGTCATTCAACTTTTAATCAGAGCGATTGTCTTGGATCAGTTGCTTAAAGGGAACCGTTTTCAATCGATTGATGCAAGTTGGAAGAAATCAATTTCTTTAGACCCCCTCTCGGATGCGCAGGCAAAGCTCGCAGAAAAGCAAGTAGAGGCCGCAGAATTTCAACTCATTCTTTCTATGGTTAAAAGTGGAGCGATCAGTCCCGACGATGGTGCAAAACTCTTAGGACGAGACAAGTGGTTTGATTCGGATAAATTGGAAACTCAAGACAAATCCGAATTTGCATTTTCTGAAAACGAAAATTCCGAGAGTAAAAAAAAGCCTTAATGAATAAAGAGTTCGGACATACATCACATGTTTGTGGTGACCTTGAAGCTCTTGTAGAACTTGGCGCTTGGTCAAAGAAAGAGAAAGAGGTCTATGCTTCCATTGAAGAAGCATTCGTGTCTCATTTCTTTTCTTCTTACGAAGATCGTGTCAATGAAGCCTTAAATCAAATTTTCAAAAAGGAAATGAGTAAAACCGATGCGATCGATACGGTTTGGGATATTTTAGAAAAGGAACTTGGACAAAAATTTCCGGAAGAAACCGCGAAAATCTGGAAGGAAACAATTTCGAAAGCCTGGGACGCAGGTCAGGATCTAAAAAATCCGAATTCGAAAACGAACCCTCCGCGTGTTCAAGCAAACAAAGACATATTAAATTTCTTTGATAAAGGATACAAGTTTGATATCGGTAAACAATTCAATCGAAAAGAAGATATAAACAAAATCGAAGAAGCCATTCGAGAAGCTGTATCGACCGGATCCACGGAAGAAGTAATTCGAAGACTTCAAGACGAGCTTCTGGGTCCAGCTCCAAAAGATAAACCCGGAAAGAAGAAAGAAGGTGAAACTCCTTCAATAGATCCTAAAGCCAAACTTAGAAGCAAACTAAACGACATCGTAAGAGGACAAATTCTTCGATCCAGAAATTTTTCTCGTACCGAAAGATTAGAGCAAATCGGAATCAAGCGACTTGAAATCGTTGCGGTGATGGACAAATCACACTTCGTATATCTGCGAAACTATGAATGGCAAAACCATTGAAGTGCAGACCTGTGTTCAGTATGTAAGGGAATTTTTAGCGGATGATCCAACCCGAGACTATTTCTGGAAGGACCGCCAGAATCCTTCGGAAGCAGAACTCCGAAAAATCGACATCGCTTCAAAATCCGGAGACGAAATTACAGGTCACCTAAGAAACAAGATGCCACCGTATCATGCCGGAGGCTGTAGAACAACTGTTGTCGCGGATTTTAAAACAGAAACGAGGAAGGTTCTATGATTTCTGAAACTACATCCTTCAGCATTCAAGATCGAGCATGTCTTTATAACGAGTCCTTTCCGAATTACGCGCCGCTTCACATTTTCAAAGGAAGGTTATACGGAGAATGGGAACTCGGGCAAAATTACAAAAACACTTCCGACTACCATGGAGCCTATCCGAAACAATATTTGAAACGGCTCTTACCGATGTTTCCGGATAAAACCAAGGTTCTTCACTTATTTAGCGGGAAAACCCCGCCAGGTTCGTATCTTCGCATGGATAAAAATCCAGATTTGAAACCTGAAATCATCGGTGATGCGGAGCTTCTTTCCTCGTATGTTCGCGCGTTCATTGGCCACTCGCTCGATTTGATTTTGGCAGACCCGCCTTATACCGAAGAGGACGCCGAACATTATGGTTTTCTAATGGTAAATCGAGGAAAAGTTCTTATGGAAGCCTGGAAGTCTCTTGAAATTGGCGGACATCTCGTATGGCTTGATCAAGTAGTTCCGCAGTATGCGGGAGATAAATGGATCCTGGAAGGCAAGATCTATCTTTCTATTTCTACGAATCATAGAGTCAGAGTAAGTTGCTTATTTAGGAAAGTTTAATATGAGTAATCTCGAAAATTTTGAATTGATAATGATGTATACGCTTGCAGGAACTCTGGTTGTCTGGAGTACCTTGGTTATTTTAGCTCTATTTCTTATAGCGATTATTTGGCGAAAAGAAATTCTTTCATTTTTCAAATCTTACAAAGAAGGACGTTAATGATTACACCCATTGAAACGATTATTATAGTTCCGACAAAGGAGATGCCCCTTGAGATTTTTCGAGAATATTATAGAATTTCTTATTTTATGGAACTCATGGAAAGACTTTCAAATGGAAAGGTTCTATGGGATGAAACGAAAACTTCAATCTTTAACGAAAACACAGCTGATGCACTATACACAGCGCTTCAGGAAGATTTTCTTTCAATCCCATTTGAATTACCGAAAGAAATAATTGAGGAGGCCTCTCAATGAAGATCATTTCCTTTGCAAATACGACTCCCGCATTTATTGCAAAAGAAAAAAGCGTCACTCGAAGAAATTGGAAGGATGATTACGCTAAACGATTTAAAAAGAATGAACTGATTCAAGGATGGAATCGCTCTCCACGATTTCAAGGAAAGCCAATTGGCATTATTCGCTTAATTGAAACACCTTATCAAGAGAATACATTTCTTATGCCAGAAGATGACTACGAAAAGGAGGGGTTTAAGTATTTAGATCAATGCCCTCATCTAAAATCCGGAGCCTACAAAGATAAAAACTTAAAGGAATTCTTTAACGACTGGAAGAGAAGCGCAATCTTGCTTTGGGTAGTTCGATTTGAATATGTTGAGGTTTTCGAATGATTCGACTTAACGGACTTACTGGACTTCTCCAGAGGATTTGGATTTTGTCCAAAAGGGCTACACTTTTGTTTAGTCTCATGGCAACACTTCTTTATCATGGCGACTGTTTAAATCATCTTCCAAAGATCCCTGATGCTTCAGTCGATCTTATTTTTTGTGATCTTCCTTACGGAACGACAGACTGTTCCTGGGACGTAATTATCCCGATGGAAAAGCTCTGGCCGGAATATGAACGAATCTCCAAAGAGAGAACTCCGATCATTCTTACAGGAAGCCAGCCTTTCACCAATTATCTAATCAACAGCAACCCAAAGAAATTCCGATATGAATTGATTTGGTATAAGACGAAAGCAAGCGGTTTCCTTAACGCAAAATCGAGACCGAACAAGAGTCACGAAAACATACTTGTTTTCTATGGAAAGCAACCTGTTTACAACCCAATCAAATATGTAATCGACGAGCGTTACAAAAGAAAAGGTAAGACTCTCGGCAACGGAAATCAATCTACCGTCTTTGCGATTCGCGGAGAGAAAAGTGAAAATTATCAATATCTGGATGATGGATCAAGATTCCCGGATTCTGTTTTGTGTTTTCCTTCCGAGTCTGAAATCGGGATGCACCCAACACAAAAGCCACTTCGATTACTTCGCTACCTTATAAGAACTTATTCTAATCCAGGAGACACGGTTCTTGATAACTGTATGGGACACGGAACAACGGGAATCGCGGCGGTCGAACTCGCAAGAGATTTTATCGGAATGGAAATGGACAAGGAGTATTTCGAGAAAGCGAAACGCAAAATTCAAATGGCTGAAACAAGAACACAGCTTGAGTTAAATTTCGAGAGTTGAGATGGAACATAAAATTGAATGTCCGCACTGTAAAAGAAAGTTTGATTCGCCAGAAACGGAAGCGGTCCGAATGGCAATGACGGAAGATATGTGGATGAACCACTGTGAAGATATGTTCAAGAAAGGTTGGCGACCAGGTAAGTTTGAGAATCTGCCTGAGTTTCTAAAGACAAAACGAATCGGGTTGTATTACGAAAAGTTGGAACAAAGAATTAAAGCAAAAAAAGAACAGACATAGTAGACATCGAACTTTTCTAAAATTGTCCCCTTTGAACGATTATGGGATACCATCCTGGATGGATGAGATTCTTAAATACCTACCTCTCTTGTCTCTATTATCAGTATTCTTTTTATATTTAATACGGAAAGAAGCAAAAGACGAGATCGTTAAAGCCCAAGACGTACAGAGAGAA